GTTAGTTCTACTACCTCCACCATAATTACCGCCTAATGCAGTAACACTAGCAAATACAGAATTATTACCTGGACTTCCGTTTATGTTGGTCTCGCCACCTGTGCCACCTGCACCGCCTGTGCCAACTGTGACAGTATATTGTGTTCCTGGAGTTACAGATAATGAGCCAGTGAGAACCATACCGGCTCCGCCACCGCCACCTGCTCCATTGTCGTAGCCGTTACCACCACCGCCACCACCGCCAACCACCAAGTAATTTACAGATGTAACCCCGGGAGGTGCAGTCCATGTAGTGGTGCCGCCAGTGGTAAATGAAACTATTCCATGTGCAATATCCGTCACATAGCCAACGTTGGTTAATTTAACTCCACTTATTATCATTATGCTGTCTTCACTCCCCAGATTGCCCAATTAAATCCATCTGATATTAATTCAAATAAAGTAGTATTGTTATTGCCCAAGGTTACTGTAGCAGTTCCAGTGCCACTGGTTGTTCCACTGTAAGTAACAAGAATATTACCAGCCGGAGTGGTAAGAGTTATAGTACTAGCGGTATTAAGCCATAAAGTAATTTGTCCTTTATACACAGTGGGATTAGGCAGTGTATAAGTTCCTGCCGCATTGATTTCTAATACACCACCATAAAAAGATGGGCTCACGGTTGAAGTGCCGCTTAATATCACCGATCCAGTTTGTACTCTGCCACCATTAAACACCACACTGGCCGATGGCAATGTTATATTACCAGTATTGTCAAATGTACTTGAATAACTGCCAGCTTGTAGTGTAACATTGCTACTGGTTCCGTATATGTTGCCATAATTGTTTGCAGTAATTCCAGTCAATGCCGATCCATTGCCCACAAAGTATGCAGCAGTTGCATTGCCAGTGACTGTGACACTCGATGTACCGTTTAGGGTCGACAGTATAGTTGTGCCATTAGAAACTATGTTGGCATAAGCAGGAATTGCTATGTTACCATCCATGCTGAACAACCAATTGGCCACACCTTGACCACTATAGTTGGGATTGTAATTGCTTAGTATAACTGTAGAACCGGCGCCGCCTGGTAAGGTCAATACGTCGCCGTTCTTGTATCCCGTGCCGGGATTGACTATAACGTAGGAGTTGGGATAACCACCTGTGGCACCATAATTGGCTGTCATGCCTGTACCTGAACCACCTGTTAGTGATTGGTTAACATATGGAGGACTGTTATATCCGCCTGCACCACTATAGGTACTTAGAAGATTCCAGGTACCTTGAGCACGTACTGATATATTGCCAGTGTTATTTCCAATGTTGCCATAACTGTAAAGGTTACCGGAAAATATTGTTGATCCAGTGCTGGCGCCTACAGTAATAGTAGTTGCGGCAGGAAATATCGAAGCCGACGCCTGATTTGTTGTGATGCTGGCTGAGGTATTAAGTGCTAGGCCATTGGTAGATGTTAACCCAACACCAGTGACAACCCCAGCACTAGTGATACCAACTGAGTTATATGTAGTCAATGCGGTGCTGGTTAAAGCCATTCTAGTGCCCATGCCAGCTACTGCGTTAGCAGTACCGATACCCTGTCCGTTCCAATAGAAGCTACCTCCGTCTATGTAAAACTGTCCAGCACCATTAGAGTAGGTGTTGCGAATATACATAGCGCCGTTGCTACCAAAGTAAGCGTTGTTTAGAATCTGTGTGGCTGATAAGTTTGTACCCGTGCCTGTACCAATTGTTGTATTGTTACCAATAAACACCTGTGTGATGTTGCTCTGTAATGGATATGTGGCCACATTGCCTACGTTACCAATAAAGACGGCGGTGTTAGCACTCAACATTGCAACCACGCTGGCGTTACTGTATGTGCCTGATCCGCCACCACCCACAAATGCGGTACCGTTGGCATAGAAGAATCCGGTGGCCAACACGTTACCAACAAATAAGTTGCCCTGTATGCCGGCGCCGCCTGCTACCTGTAGTGCACCGGTCGTGGTACTGGTACTTGGAGTTGTTCGATACAGTATCAAGCCCACATTGCTCTTGAAACGTGCCTGTTGATTGACCAAGCCTTGACCGTTGGTGCTGATCACCACGTCGGCTGCAGTATCTGTTGTAATTAATAAATTACCGTTGTTGCTGGCAGTTCCAGTCACCAACAAATAGCCATCTAGTGGATAGTTGAGTTCGTTTCCGGTACCACCAACAAACCCGCTGCTGTTGATACCCATGTCAATAAAGCCACTGTTGCTATTACCAATATCGGCAGTTGCAACAAAGTCAGTACTTGCTCGAGTTCCTGAGTTGATATTTTGATGATTTATCTGTGCATAATCATTAAAGTTTGTGCTGGCCTGTATAACTGTTTGCGGCTGATACGAATAACCCGAAACAATACCAGCGTAAATTGCACCAAAGCCGGCCACGTTGCCAGTGAAATTACCAGTTTGTATATTTTGCACTATGGCATTGCCCACATAGTTTATATTACCCGAAATAGTCAAATTACCAGCAGTCAAGTTGCCCGAATAAGACGGCAAGTATGTGGTCAAGTAGTTAGATACTGATGTATTAAACGGAGTCTTAAATGTGCCGAGCGGAACTGTTTCCCAAATTGTGGGTTGACTTGGGTTGGTCAATGTGGCTGTACCACCACCAGCTTGCCCGTATCCGGTGCCAACGAATGTAAGTTGCCAATTACTTCCACTATCTGTCACAGTGGCAATAGTCCATGGACCATATCCACTATTGTTGCTAACAATCCAGCCCACTTGTGGAGTTGGGTACGACCCTTTAGCAATAAAAATTGTGTTACCGCTAGCGCCCTCCCAGCCCACGGTATAGTAGTTTGGTACAAAGGTACTTGTACAATAGTACAGGTAGTTGTTGTCTACACGTATTGCCCCAGCAACATCACCCAAAGCACCAACTGAGGAACTGGGAGCTGATCCAGTCACCACCAGGTTGGCAAACGAGCCAAGCGGAGTCTGGAACGAACTGAACGGAATCGATTCCCAAATTGTGGGATAGACCGGATTATAGAATGTAACTGCTTGTCCTGTAATTACACCATTGTTTCCTATATATGCAGATTCTATGCCCCACGTTGATCCATTATCAACAACACCAGTGATAGTTGTTGTGCTATTATATCCGCCCATACCATCAGGTGCATGAGGATATGTGTCTCCGGTTATGGTCCAACCAATTTGTGGTTCAGGATAGCTGCCTTTGTCAATGTACCATATGCCATTAACATATTGTGTTTGTGACGTTGCTGAATAGTGTTGATCCGCATAAGTTGCGGTACAGTGGTACAGATAGTCGGAGTCAACTCGAATCATGCCAGCAGTATCACCGGCACTGCCAGTCAACGCTACAGGTGCACCTCCTGTGATAGTCAAGTTACCTACATTAACTGTACTAGAAGACAAATAAGCAGTCACATTGGAATTACCGTATGGTGTTACTGGCACATAGGCCGTGGTTTGCACAGTAGCATCTGGGAATACGATATTTCCAGTAGTATCAAATACCCATTGATGTCCATTAAATGGTGTGTCTGGTAAAGTTACCCCAGTACCAATAGTCATGCTACCATCAGTCTGTGTACGAATATATTGTGCATCACTGCCCAAGAAAACGCTGGTTTGAGCCAAGTTGCCCGATGCCAGGTGTACATGATCGCCTTCGGTCATGGTTGGGTAAACCAATAATTGTTGTGTGGGAGTGGATCCACCATGCGGTGTAAACACCATGGCCTGTCCGGTACCATTTGGACTCAGTGATTCACTGATGGTACTAAGATTAGGTAAAGTTATATTACCTGTGTTATTGAATGTCCAATTGGTGGTGTCAGCAGTGATGGTCACATTAGTACCAAGGCCGATTATGTCATTGCCCATGAATGTGATGTCACCAGTGTTGGCGGCGCCGCCCACGATGCCGCTCAGGATACTGGTGCCATTGGCATAGTTGATTGAGGCTGTATTTGATGGCAAAGTTATATTGCCATTTTCGCCAAATTCCCAAATCAACTCACTGGTGTTTTTGTTTGATTTTAGATATAAATTATTACCAGCAGCCAATGTGGTGTCGTTTAAATAAATGTTTAGTCTATCATTACCGGAAACTTTGGCTAGGAATCCTGCCGATACCGAGGCCAACATGTTGCCGCCACTGTCGACATTTAGGTAACCGTTGTTAGTACTGCCACTGTCAGGACTGAAAACAATGGCCTGTGTGCCATCTGCCGAGTTTGCAATTATGCTGCCCGGAACTATAAATTGTCCAGTGGTGTTAAATGTCCATGTGTCACTGCCGGCATACAACTTGATACTGTTTGCACTTGACATCCAAGTTGTCGAACTATCTATACCAATAGCATACTGATATTGCCCGGGGTATAAGTTTATACGATTGCCGCCGGCGGTGCCAGGAGCGCCAACTGTGGTTGAACTAAATGATATCGAATTAGGCAACGTTAGTGTGCCAGCGTTATCAAAATAATAATTGTAGGATCCTGCGGTGACCTGAGTAGAATTTGTTGAGGTCAACTGTATGCCACTTGGTCCTTCTAGTATCAAAATACTGTCTTCGTATATATTTGATCCACCGCCCCAGGTGATGCTGCCTGATATGTTAACAGCGCCAGTTCCTATTGTGCCGGTTGTTGTAATTACATGACTGCCAAACGAGCTCAATAACGATATTACGTTGGCATCAGTATAATTACTACCGCCGCCACTGCCACTCACTTGACTACCATTAACCAACAAGTTACCGGTACTGTCAACAGTTAGTGTACCTCCCGGGAATGTGATCACATTGCCATCTTCAATTGTGATGTTGCCAAGATAAAAACTAGGTGCCGGAGCCACTGTGGGATTGGCATCTACCCACACCGAGCCAATGTTGGCATACATTCTACCGTCTGTGGTGTCATACCATAATGATCCTGTGCCAGTTGTGGGCGCAACATTGCCAACGTTGGCCGATTGCCCGCTCCAGGCAGTGGTTTGTCTTGTGTTGTCCGGGAATGTTATGCCGCCAAGTTTGTCAAACGTCCATACATTTCCGCCACCGGTAAGAAAATTTGTACCAATATAGGCCGCGTAGTTGTCGGCCTCGATCCATTGATCGCCGGTGTGGCTATTAATGCCGGCATAATCACTAGAGCCAGCACCAGCGCCAATACTTGTACCGCGCCCGTCACTGTAGGTATCGCCTATGACACCACCTTGCGGTGTCGTTATCTCACCGTTGGTGCCAAATGTCCAAGTTTGAAATGGAAGGTCGGCGCCATCATTTACTGTTAGGTGAACCGGATACCAACTATTAATACCCAATTGACCGCTACCGCCCAGTCCCGGTACTTTATAGTCGACGTTACCGGCTAAAGATAAAGTACCATTGGAACCCAATGATACAGTATAACTACCATTAACTAATGTACTGCCTGTGCCCCCACCTCCACCGCTGATACCGGCCAGAATGCTTTGACCGTTGGCATATACTATGGGATTGGCCACGTCGGCCAGCACCAATTCTCCGTACTGATTTAGATGTAGCAGTCCGCCCGGTGTGTGCACAGTAATTGCTCCTGTGGTTTCAACCTTGATGCCGCCGGTGTTGGCATGATTATACATGCCCACATCACCACTATATCCATTACCAGTAATGCCGTAGATGTTGGATGTGGTTATCACATCAGGAATTATGGCAGTGACTGGAAACTGTGCTAGATAGTCAGCCACATTGGCATTGCCGTACAGTTCCATTGATGTAACTACAGCAGTCAAATTGGCCACATTACTTGACAAGTTGCCAAAATCACTAGCTGTGGTCAGCAAGTGTCCGCCAGCTATGTTTCCATCTTGTACTCTAATGTTATGTAAATCTGTGTCTATTACCAGTTCGCCCAAGGGACCGGTATAGGTGCTTGAGTGGGCAGTATTGCCTCTTTTAAGTAATATTGTTTCAATGTTTATGTTTGCCATTAGATAGTTCCGCCGTCAAATGTGTATGTGGTAGATTCTGGAGGTGGTGCACTCTCAGAATAGTATGCTGGCAACACTTCTAGATCTAATGGAACTCCGTAGTTGTCATCGATATACAAGGGGCTAGATATGTTGGTGCTGGTTTTTGTTAGTTTAAAAGTTAACTTGTAGAATCTATTTTCTAAACTGCTGATTGTGGCGTTATCAAGTGTGAAATTGCCTTGTCCCAGTTGTATATTTCCCTGAGCAAAGCTGACTGCGTAGGCATTCACAGTGACTTGATTGGTGGGATCTTGTATCTGTGCCTCTACAGTGTAAGCACTGAGATCAACACTTTTTTGATCCTGATTACGGATGATAACTTGTATGGGATTGTCTATGCCTTGATAGACTTTGATAGGACGACTATACACAACTCGGTTCCTTGTAGTAAATATGCTGGGATCAAAAACTTGAACCTCGGCTGTATTTGGATATAAATATGCTTTGACAGTGATCATTTTATTGTCTTTAACATATTTATCGGATACTGTGGAAGAACACTACAAGCAACTACTAGGCGAATACCCCTTTATTACTTTTTTGACCTACGGGAACAACGAGTACATAGGTATCATACAAAATTTTGATGAAGTAATCACTACCATTTATGATTTTGGATTACTCAAAGATCCCGGGCTTAAAAAAAGCTATTTAGAACTGGGAGAAACTTGGTGGTGGGAAAGCAATAGGTTGATACCTATCAATGTGTTTTTGAAGCAGGATTGGGCGCAGTTTAGGCCCTATCTACGCACCATGAACAGTAAGGACGTAGAGATCAAGATGGGGCCCTATGTGAGCCTAAAAGAAATGGCTACCAAGCGTAGCAAGAGAAAGTCAATTACCTTGGTTAGAAAGGTTGCTTAACAAGTTCATGTTTACACACACAAGATGTGCATAACTGACTGCGTGTGACTTCTTGAAAAAATAACTGTCATCTATAGGACGTTGCCATATAGTTTCAGCAACTTCACTCCAAGTACGACCTATCAAATGTCGTTTGGCCGGACGTATAATGGCCAAGAACATGGCCATTCGTGGTATGGAATTTACTGCCTCGGGCATACGTATCAAAGTATCATAGTGATTGCCGATATGTATCAGTTGGCTGCAGAATTCACTATCATACAATCGATCCCAAGCCGGCTCCTGTGCCATCAGTTCAACCAAATGCGATTCGCTCTTTATCTGTGTATATAATGACACATTCAAAAAGTCCAATTTGGTATAGCCTAGATCTTCTGCTGTATTGTAATCCAGGGATGCTTGTCCCGTAAATGGATCTTGCGGTATCTCGGTAACATAAATTCCGGTGTTGTGTCTGGTCAACCGACCGTCTCGTAGTATACTGGCAGCAGTATGCGGCAACAACGTCAAGGCTGCATCACGATTGGCGAAGTCTATGTCAATATCTGACTTAAATTTCATAGGCCGGCCTTCTGTAAAACATGTTTGCACCATTCGGTATCAGCAACATAGTCACGAAATTTCTGATCCCAGTAGTCGGGATTGATCCAGGGCATTATGATTTCCATTTGCTCTCCATTGAGCGATTCAAGGAATTCAAGCCCACTTGTGCAATTATAGATAATCCAAGGACTAATACGACCGGTAGTGATATGAAAGCAAACACGATTAGGGTTAGCATATCGAAAATAGTCACTAAACCCGTTTTTAAGATCTGAGTGTTCTTCTGCATAGTCGGTCATTTCCTTTAAAGCACGTTCCAGTGCATCTTGCGTGGCTTCACGTCGCACATATTCGGCCAGCCACTCGCCGTAAACTGTGTCCCGGCACCAAAAATCTATTTTTTTATTATTGCGTAGTAGCCAATCAAGGAAAGCAGTAAAATTAATACACCGTATAGATTGGCAGTATCGTCCAAATTTGACGAAAGCATTATAATAAGGGCTAGCCACAAAAGTTTCATAATTTTTTAACCGGGCACTACCCTGCGTGGTTTCATAAAATCGCAGATATGCTTTTAACCCAAGTTGTACTCCTACTTCTTTTTCCTGTTGCCATCGGCGTTTGTTTTCACACAAGTGAGCTATTAATGTGGTTTCTTTGCGAAATGGCTTTTCGCAGTAGCGACATTTATAGCTCGGCTTTGATTCTTCTATCGTCCCAACCATGTTTACGTGCCAATTCTTTTAAATCTTCTTTGGTATTAACTCGTTCCATTAAACGTATCTCGTCCTCTTTGGCTTCGGGATACATTAGGCGCAAAAACTTCAAACTTTTGTTGTCACTATCTTTTTTCTTTGCACTGATCCACTGATGATGTTGTTTGCCCAAGTCTGGACTCACTGTTGTGGCCAGCAACCACTGTAGTTTTTTATGCTTGGTTGTGCTGATGTCAAAAAAGTTACGATTCAAGTTGTCATTTAAATTGGTCAAGTAGTAGCGTTCTAGATCAGGATCACCGGTCACGCTACTGCCCCAACGTATCATCAAAAATGGACTAAAAGATTTTTGTTCTTCTGCAGTCATACTGTCGTAGTAGCCACGATCCTTGCGATCAAATGCAGCCATTTCGTTTCCGATATACAACTTTGAACTGTAATCTGTCGGCGCTCGCGGTTTAGTGGGTTTCTTTGTTGCCATTTTATACTCTATGATGTTCAACTGTGGTATTCTCTTGTTGGATCAAGTGATATAGCATTATAACACGTTCAAGTTCGGCTTGTAAAGTGGGATTTGTTCGAGCCAGTCTACGAATATTGCCCCACATTTGGTCTTCTCGCAAGTGGTCTATTGTGGGCCTACCATCACAGGTTCTTGCATCATAGTCGTGTCCCACTGCAAAGCGTGTGTTGGGATCGGCACCAAACTCACGTGCATAGGTAGTGCCGTCTATTTTTTCATACACATAGGTTGCACCCGGCCTTAAAGTTCCCATTACCACACCTTGGAGTAATCAACCACTTCGCTTTGGCGACTGATGTCCTTGATAAAATAGGCACACAATGGATTTTCACCTTCGGTCAGCGGTATGGCCAACAGTTGCCCGGGCTTGAGTTTGGGAAAATACCATTTGACGTCTTGATAGATGTCTACAATTTCTACTGGCATGAATTCGGGCCTAAAACTCTTCATGGGATTAAAGCAGAACACATTGAAGCCACGATCGTTTATGCTGGTTAATGGTATAACTTCTAGGTCACCAAAGTCGGGTTCGCCAATTAAGAGTTGCCAATCCACTGGCATGCGTATCACATGCTCGCCTATACGCAATACCAAGGCCGGGCTATTAAAACTTTCCAAAAATATTAGTGGTATATAATAGTAGTCGGGGTCTTTGGGATCGCTATTGTCCAGTACGCAGAAGCGTAGCTCATCTATTTCCTCAGGAATTTGATCCATGGGATAAGCTGTGTTATCAAGTGTTAGTATTCTCATGTTGTCTTTCGATTATTTTTGCCATTCCACTTTTTCCACAGTGAATGGATAGTTGGCTTCTCGATAAAAAGCCTTGCGTTTTGTCAGATGACGTTTTGCGAATTTGCAGGTAGACGTTATGTCCCAGATCTCTACATGGTCTTTGTCTTCTGCTTTTCGAATACCTCGTCCAATGCTTTGTATAACCCTAACAAAGCTCTTTCCGGGTTCCACCAAAACCAGATTAAAAATACGAGGGATATTAATACCCACTGCGGCCACACCGTAAGTCGCCACAATAATCTTGTCAGTAGCAGTTGCCACCTCGTCATACTCTGCTTGTCGTTTTGTTCCTTTTGTTGCTCCACTTACAAATACCGCCTTATCACCTAAGAGTTCTACCAGTAGTTTACCTGTTGCAACTCGATCTACGAGCACTAGAGTGTTACCAGTTTCATTTACATTAGCAACAAACTTGCTGATATACGCTATTCGATCCTGTGTATCTAATAAGTATTTTAGCTCTTGTTGGTAATCTTTATATTCGACATAGTCCACCATCTGTACAATGTTGACATGACAGTTGGCCAAATGTCCCGCTTCTTGAAGATCACTAGCACTGAGTTTTCCAACTACAAGTCCTAGACTACAAAATATACTTATCTTTTCAAAATCCTCTTTAGGAATTGTTCCGGTCAAGCCCCAACGAATTGGCACATGAGCAAACACTCCAGTGAGCAAAGTTTTGAGTGCATCGGCCTTGGCCATGTGAACTTCATCTACCATGACACATACTACACCTTCAATAAAGTCTCGAATGTCAACTTCGGCTTCACCGCTCTTGGTCATCTTTAACATGTTGTTTAGACTTTGCCAAGTACAAATAGTGTGTGTTCGATTGTATTCTTTTCTATCGCCAAAATACACACCCACATCCAGACCAAGATTTACATAGTCAGCCTCGGTCTGTGTCACTAGACTCTTGTTGGGCACTATCACAATACTTCGTCCATAGGGCTCAACGCTACGACTCAGGGCCGCAGTCATTATGGTCTTGCCTGCGCCTGTGGCCACTTCCTGTATGCTTTGCGGATTGGTTAAAAAGTTATTGAGAATCTGCGGTTGATAATCTCTGAGTATGATGGGTTCTCCCGCTCTAGGATGTCCCTTGGGCCAAGTCTTGTCCGCAAATGTATCTTCTCGTATTTGGGTAAAGTTAAACGTGGTACTGTATTGACGTTGATCTATTACCTCAATGTCGTAGTTTTCGGCTTCCAGTATGGGAATGATATCAGGTAGCAGATTGATATAGCTGCTACCGCCCAGCTGAAAGAACGCAATTTTGCCATCCCAACGTCCCAGTCTAACCGCAGGAGTATAACGAGCCTTGGGATCTGAGTATTTGAATTTGTCTACTAGACGCTTTCGTGTGCTCAGTTCCAAGCCTTCGATTTTTACATTCACCTCATCTTTGATTATTAGTCGAGCCTGCAAATCGTTTTTCCTTTATACTTGGTATTATATACTTCGTTGTTCAAGTACACAACCTTTTCAGCTTGTTGTACCCACAACTGTCGGTCTCCGCCAAACATCATGGTGGATGTACTTACCAATAACGGTATTCTATCAACTCGGTTCTTGTATATCTTGTTGGTATATATTAATTTATGCTCGGGCAAGATCTCTTGATTGGCACTGTCAAGACCCACAGTTTCGCTCTCATCAAAATGACGCCTGAATCGAGTGATTAAATCAGTAGAAAGATCAGGTTCAAACAGGTATAAGGGCAATCTATTGGTGGCTCGAGCATAGCGAACAATTTCACCTATGGTATCTTCGTTGATGTTGTTTTTCTTTAGGCTCAACACACTGTTGGTGCACAGACTGTAGAATCGTATGCCACTGTCCTTGATCACAATTTTTTCTATTTCTTTATTGACTGTATAGCCTAGCACCGAACTCCAGTCCAACAATTTTACTATGTTGTCGTCACCAAATCCGCCCGCCACAGTTTCAATGTATTCAATCAGGCCCAGCTCAGCATTGGTGATTCTAAATCCTGAAGCGGCTATTTGTAGTTCTATGGCATACGGTTCTGATTCAGCGGCCAACACTTTCTGCATGAGGTCTTCAACTTCGGGATCAATGTTGAATTGATTTGATGTGGCAAACACGTACAAACAGGTCAAGTTGTGTTCGGTCAATGCACTTTGCCACACACGATTGGGTTTGTCAAACTTCAAGAACCCGCGACTTTCCTTGGCCACTTGTCTGATGGATTCTATGTAGTTGTCCTTGTAGGGGAATCTTAAATTGAGCACATCGTTTTCGATCCAAAGACGTGTACTACGATCAATTGTGCGGAATGGCAATCTAAATTGAGCATTTTCATGAATGGGCGCTACACTGATATTTTTCTTTAGTAACTGGCGTTCATATTTTAGTACCAACATCTTGGCCAAGCTGGCTTGCCGATCTGTGTAGCCAATATTGGAACTGGATTGATTGCTCAAACTTTCTACCATGTTTACATCATAACGTGCCAGGCTAATGGGCGACTCTTGAGCAAACACTAACCCGCCAGCATCACGCCAACCCGAGATATACTCGATATAGTCTTCAACATATTGGAATGTAGTTAAATTCATGTGTGTATTATAACAACAATAGAAACAAAAAGCAAATAAAAAAGCCCCTTACGGGGCTATTGTTAATTTAGGCATACGCATATTACAAATGCCAATAAAAATGCCCAACCTGGACTTCCGGTCAATATTAGAAATGCCACGCAGAGCCAGGCCAGTTCCATTATTCTTCTGCCTGTGGAAGTGTGGCTTCCAACAATACAATCAGTGCACGAACAGAGTTCGGATGCATTGTCAGTGTTATTGAAGTGTCATTACCAACTCTTAATTGTGTTCTACCATCGGTAGTGATTCCTACCATGAAGCCAGCAGTTGTGTTTTCATTTTCCATGTGTGGCGCCTTTAACGGGGTAATTTCGGGTATTGGGGGTAAGTCTATTTTGCGTCTAAACATGTTCGTGCTCCTTGCATCTTGTTCGTATCCAACCGCCACCATTGGCTTCACCCGGAGCGCCACATTGTTCACAGGTGACTCCGCTCATGCTTTCGGCCATGGCCACTAGTCCACGTATATAGTCGTCGCCACCACGATAATAAAAACGCAGGGTGCCAAACTTTTCTTTGACCTGTTCGACCACAACTTGTGGCACTGTTTCTTCTTTCTTATTAGCCCAGTCAATGTGATGTTGTATGTTTTGACAGAGATGATTCAGGATATTGAACCATCCATCATCACATTCAAATCCCCAACACATTGCTGTTTGGGTATGATCTAGTTCGCGTTCCGCAAACAATTTGGGATATACCCTACACAAATATTCATCATGTTCTTGTTTCATACAATTTATCCGTGCCTCCATTCGGTCCAATATTCAATGAGTACTATTGCTATCATTGCCATTTTCAGCCTCGATTCTTTTGAGATAATCCAGTTTAAGACTGCCACGATCATGGGCATGTCGTATGTTATCTACATACAAGGGGTATGGCTTACCTTTGTAGTATAACACATAAGTCCATAATTTAACATCCCATTCAATGGTGGATTCTTTCATTATACTGGATCCTTTCCTTCCACAAAGTTTACCAGTTTAAAATTATCAAAGCAGGTGGGACAAAGTGTATTACGATTACCCGGACCACCTGAGCCACTAATAAAGCGGTGGCAATCGCCACACATTAACACAGCCGCGGTACGTATACCACCTCTGGGTTGAATTATGGGCGACCAAGTGTCTTTGCCTGTTTTGCGATAACCTAGAACAGGATCGGTCATATCATTCTTGCCAGGTAGTTGCCCAATACAAATAGCGCAATGCCGGCAATACAAATCAGCACACCCCATATCAACAACAATAACGGTATCAAATTATCTTTTTTCACACACTGCCCCTAGTACATTTCTGCCAAGTAGTGCACCACCATGAATCCCTGTGATTCGGCTTCCTGTGCTTCTTCTAGGGTGTCAACTGTGAACAACAACAAATCACCATCGTAAATCTCGTACATATCCTGTCCTTATATAGTTGGGGCTATCATGCCAATTGCACTTACAATCAAGTAGAGTCCTAGTAGGACATCTACTGCAAAAAGAATCTTTTGAAATGTGTTGGGCTTGATCATTAACATTTGATTCAGCAACATGCCAGCACTAAAACAACAACCTATTCCCAAAAACAATATCAAAGCACTCATGTCTATCCTAAAAAGAATAAGGGCTTATTGACATTGCCTTATTGTAAAGAAGCCCTTGCGGACCTCGGAGTTATGCTTTCATGCAAGTGGTACGAGCCATAGCAGTCCATTTTTCTGGAAAGCTCTTGCGTAACTGTGCAATCTTGATTGCCATGCGTAAACTTACTTCACGCAATTTATTCTTGTTAAAGTCCATGAATGCAATGATCTCGTCCTGTGCAGTCTGCTCAAGATCCATGTCCTGGAACAAGGCGCCATCGCTAGCAATCTGTTTGATACGCAACAATTTGTCACGCATGGTGTCTAGGGTAAGATCCAAGTAGTGACATCTGGATTGTAGTGCATCCAAGTGATCACGCAACTTTTGTGATTTCATGCTGTCAAACTTAAGGTTGGTAATAAAGATTACTGAGCCGTTAAAGTTGAAGCTATCTGGGATACCTTCACGTCTAAGTGTGCTAGACTCGCTCAACCACGAAATCTTGCGCTTTTTACCTGAGTCCAGGGCACCTTTTAACAAGTTGAGTGATACGTCATCAAGCAAAATACTGTCACAGTCGTCAAATACTACTACACAATTTGAGTCCGAGTATTTGTACAGAGTTTGGTACAGGCCAATTGGAGTAGCTGAACCTTTTACAACTTCGGCTCTTAGTCGCTTGCCGGCAATTTGATCAAACAAGCAGGCCTTTTCAATAATTTGCTCGACACCGTAGCTTTTACCTACGCCAGGAGGACCTGACACAATCATGGCACGAATGTCGCCGTTGGTGGCAGCCTTGGTCATTTCGTCTAGAATTTCAAAACGTTCTCTAATGCGAGCAATTACTTCGTCATCAGTTTCGGCACCAGCCGAGGCCACTTCGGTTGCAGTTTGGGGCAGGGTTGCATCACCCTCAGTTACAAATTGATAGTCCATAGGTCCTGCTACGTTGATGCGAATTGTATCGCTAAATCCTGGGAAAGTGCCGCCATTTCGAACAGTAACAAAGCCGCCTTTGGCACCAGGTTTGAACTGTTCCACAAGCTCAAATACCTTGCCTGAACAATCTTGTTTACGATAATCACCAGACACAATGCGAATAAAACTTGCTGACATCTTTTAACTCCTGATTTATTAACTTATGCTTCTATTATAGCACTCTTGCCATTTCTGAGCAAGAGTGTTGTTGCACATTTACAACATGAGATGAACACTGGCAAAATTGTATTTGTCACGCATTTTCTCTAAAATAACGGGTAATACTTCTGCATTATAAGTTTCTATCGGTAATACTTTAGTATACGCAGCTTTGTTGACACGTAGATTTGAGATGTTAGCATCTGCAATTAAGGCATAATGTAATGGGATTTGGCTATAAGGACGCTTTTTGAGCACGAGTTTAGCAAAGAGCGTGCTAGACGCTTTAGAAGTGTACTGCATTTAGAACTCCGTTTTGTTGTTATGTATGTATTATAACGGAGTTGCCATTTTTGGGCAAATTAATTGTTGTGCAAAAACAACAGAATTATTCGGTGATCACGCCCAGGATGTCGTCTTCTTTGAGTATGACAAATTCTTCTTTGTTAACTTCGACCTTGTGTCCACTAAGACTATGGAACAGGATACGTGCACCGGGAGCGACCTTGATGGCCTTTACTGATCCATCGGCCATGTTCTCGCCGGGGCCAATGGCCAATACCGTGCCTTTGTCGGCATCTTCAGCAAAGTTATCAGGAATAACAATACCGCCAGCACTGACAGTTTCAGGTTCGTCACGTCGGACTACGATTCTATTTAATATGGGTTTTAGCATATGATTCCTTAATCAATGTTTATGGGTGAATTGGCTAGATTGCCATCACGTTCAATCCAGCTGGCCACTGCTTCCAGCAGTTCGGGATTGTGTTCGGTGAGTTGATTTACCATGTACTCATAGATGTCGTAACGCTCACGTCGCAACACTGCTGCTAACACATGATGCCATTTGAAGTGATTCCACCCTTTATAGTCGATTCGAGTCATGAAGTAGTCCATGTCAGCATCGGTCATTAGATTGAACACATTCCATAAACCATGGAATCCAAAACTGGGCACATGTTTGCCCAGTTCAAAACTGAACTGTTGTGCCACCGTGGCCGGAGCATATCGAATACCATAAGTTTCTTCCATGTAGGGTCTTAGGTCATTGCATAGCAGTTTGTCTTCGTACAAATAGGTTTTATCTGCGCCCAATTTTACTGTATCGTTGGCACAGGCATCTAAGAATCGTTTGCTGCGTAAACTGAATCCACCGTTGCCCACGTTTCGCCCAGCCGGTTCCCAGGGCCAAACAGCACCAATATAGTCATGGACCAAAAAGTCATCGCTCCACAGTGATCGATCATTGGCAATGCCATCCCACTGCACATACAGAGCATGTTCAGTGTTCACATGCTCGCCAACACCAATGGTCATGATCTTGGCGTATTCGGCCAGATTGGCCACTGGATCATGTTGTATGTGTCTGGCTCCGGGCAAGATTTCTTGATCTGAAATGATCACGATTTCTTTGGGATCTATATTTTCTAAACTGCGTTCAATGGCATAACGTGTGAGATCGTGCCATTGAAATTCGATTGCTACAAGTGTTATATCTTTAGTCATTTTACATTAACCTATCTTTCCAAGTTTTGGGTGTCAGCTCGTTTATAATTTCTACCGGGTAACTGTAATCAAACGGTAGTGTTCCACGCTCGCGAATGTAGGCTATGGTTTGTGCTATACCTTCTTCTAGGCTGGTTGTGGTTTGATAGTTCAACAGTTGTCTTGCTTTGTCGGCACTACAGGTGGCATGTCTCACTTCTCTTGGGCGATCTTCCATGTACACAGTTTCTCCAGTGTACCCGCACTCACGTGCAATAATTTCGCTCAATTCTTTGATGCTGATGGTGCCTTCGTCAGGACCAATATTGATAATTTGTCCAACCACACCCGGATCCAGGGCCATCTTTTCCAGACACTGAATACAATCGCCCACATAACTAAAACATCTAGTTTGCAAACCATCTCCGTATATTATGGCCGGCTTGCCCTGTAGGTTACGATTGATCATGATACTCATGACATTGCGAAATGGATCTTCGTAGCGTTGTCTTGGTCCCACGATATTGTGTGGTACTGCAATATTCCATTCCATGCCATGTGTTTCGCACAAAATCTTTAGCACATCTTCGCCGGCTACCTTGGCCACTGCATAGGGATCAACCGGACGCGGGGTCATGTCTTCGGTAAAGGGATTTTCTTGATTGCCGTAACGTGCCATGCTGGAGCAGTATACAAAACGTTTTACATTGCATTGTATTGCGGCACTGATTGTGCTCACACTGGCTTCAAATATATTTTTTGTAATAAAGCTGGGACTGAACACACTGAGTCCTTCGTGTGCAGTTGCTGCGGTATGTATCACTATGTCACTGCCAGCAATGGCTCGTACCATTTCGGTATTGTTGCAACAATCAACTTGGTAGAATGTGACCGACTTGGGCACATTGTCCATGTAACCGCCAATCAAGGTGTCGTTGCCGGACACTTCGTGTCCCAGCTCCAGCATACGATCTGCTAGGTGACTGCCTAGGAATCCTGCTACTCCTGTAATAAAAATTTTCATTGTTTTTCCTTTATAATTGTTTTAGTATGGCTTCAGCAATTTGTTCGGTGTCCCACAGTTTGTTACAACGGAAATCACCGTGTATACAATTGATACCACGTACTGGTCGAGCCTGATTGACATTGCATCCCACGCAGTCAATATTGGCCTGTACCGCAGTCCAGTTCCATGTAGGGTCCAATTTGCGTATTGGCATAATATTCTTGGGTGGATTGTGTGTGAGCAATCCGATCACGTGTGTTTTACTGCCAGCAGCAATCTGAAACGGTCCTGAATCTATGCCCACAAAACACTGTGCATGATCCAGTAGATAGCGCAACTGTTGTGGCGTGTACTTGGCTCTAGCGTCAACAAATAACGGATGATCCAGAGTTAGATCAGTAGGTCCACCCACTGTGACTATTTTGAAGTCGGCACGTTGTTCAAACACCTTGGCAAAGATATCGCACCAGATTTCTAGATCGATATTTTTCAAGGGCCAATGCCAGTGTCGCATGTGCACAGCAATAAACGGCATGGCAATTTCGGCAATGTCTTGATCCACGGTGTCACGGTCATTGTCGTCCACATGTAGGTCAACTGCTTTATTTAATTGGTTTGCGCCAAACACTCGATAGAACATGGTGTCAATGTAGTGATTGTCGGGACTGAGCTCGTAGGCATCATCAAGATTGTAGACCACATCAAAGTCGGCCGGATTGGTCTCGCCCCAGTTACGCAGGTCTCGTATATAGGGATTGTTTTTGTAAACCAAGGGAAATTCAGTTTCTACAGTGATGGCACATTGTGCATTGTGTCGTTTGTACAGTTCGCGAACTATGCCAGTGCTCATTACAACATCGCCTAGTGCAGCACGACGTCGAACCAGTATGGTGGTGGGAGTTTCTATATTCATTCTTTTATTATACTAGGAAAGTATCGTAAAAACACGTCGCTTGGATGATCTCGTCGAGTTTTGATTTTGTTTTTGATTTCTCGATAAAAATTCCAGGCCAAGGGCACAAACAAGATGCGTGTGTTGGGATCAGTGAATTGGTCTAGATAATCGATACTGACTACCGGTATTGCAGTTCCTGGACAGTACAGGCCCTGTTTGAGTGGATTGTCATCTATGACTGCATCTAGTTCAATGTCACTGGCATTAATCAAGGTCATGCCTTTTGCAGCAGCACCATAGCCCACAATGGCATAGCCCATTAACCGGTATTGATCAATTTCGGCCTTGAGTTTTTTCAACAGATCACGTACCCCATCGGCCCAGGTACTGTATGTGCTTTCGTTTGCAAGACCCTGTGCTGATTCCATGGCCAGAATATTTTGCATTCTATATCGGTTTAGTTCGTGTTTGCTCAATACAAATATGTAACTGGTTCCGTGTATGGGAGTTTTAACCACATCCACTAGATGCAGTCCGGCACGTTCGGCCAGCCTACGCATACTTTCAGCATTGTAGAAACTGATGTGTTCGTGATAGATTGTGTCAAACTCGCCATTGAGCACCATGTCGGCCTGGCTGGTGCTGATAAAGATCTTGCCATTGGGTTTGAGATATTCCTTGGCCAACTGCAAATACTCTAAGGGTTTAGGAATGTGTGCAAATGCATTTTGACTGGATATTACATCAAACTTGTGATGTATCTTGTCAGCAGTGGCCGAATTCCAGTAGCCCAACCAAGTGGTATGTCGCTTGTTAGTTTCTTCAAACAGGTTTTCGGCAGGATCAACACCAAATGTAGTATAACCTTTGCGCTTGAACGCATCCAGTTGACTGCCATCATTGCATCCAATATCCAGCACACTGGGCTTGCCATAGTCATGATAGTTCACATGCTGCTCGTCGACAAACCTGGCATACCAATCCATGTAGTCCACATAGGTACGACTGGTACCACTCACATAAAGATAGTATGTGTAGATCACTGCAGGATCCACTGCATGAGTCAACTGTAGATGATTACAGTCCCCACAACGATTCACTGCCAGCGGGAACCACTCGTCTTGTTCACCGACCCCGGCATGTGTTTGAAAGTTATTAGCCAAGGGCTGATCTCTAAGATCCAGTGTGAGTGTCAGTGCACCGCCACCACAGGCCAAGCAAGATAAAATACTTTTACAATTCTTCATTTTTTATATACAGTTTCTGCAGTTGCAATACCACTTCGTTGTCTAATTAGATCCAATACCGCAGGATCCTTGGCCTGAGCACCATGCGGAGCAAACAGTGCCTTGCCTCTAGGATCTGCCAATTCAGCCGGTTTGGTCAAATAGTACACTGCCATGCTTTGTCTACAAACACCATCAGGACAAGCTAGATCGTCTGGAAGCCCGTGCCAACTGTGTTGTGTGGTATCGAATAGTACAGCACGATTGAACCTGTTGTCGATCTTCTGTACACATTGATCTGGCAATTCAGTTTGTTCATTGTGACTCCACAATTCCAAGCCACCGCCCCAATTTCGATCCCAGTTGGGTGTCATGTACACAATTAGATTGTAGTGTCTTTGTAATTTTAACTTGGGATGTATGTTGTAGTCAAGATGTACGTTGAGTTTTCCGCCCTTTTGATGGCAATGCCAACCACCACCGTGCAAACCAACGTCGGTAATGATACTGTCTTGATTGGTCACGTGCTCGAGTATGCTGACAAACTCTGGACTGTTTAAATATGCAAATGCCCGATAGGTAGTAGCCGGAAACCGATCCCAGTGATTGCAGGCTTTTTTATCTTCAATGGCATTTTGATAGTGTGCGTTCCAAAGCGGACTAGCATAATCGGGATAGTCTTTGGCCAACTGTTCGGCTGTTTCTTGATCCCAAAAATTGTCAATTATGACATGATCAAAAGGCTCAGCCGAATGGAACTGTTGTCTAATTTGGTCCCAGGCGTGGTCATTGATCATGCTAGTTCTTGATAGGAGTACCGTTGGGTGCGATAGCACCTTCTACGCCCAATTGTCTCAATTCGGTTACCGATTCAGGATTGATAAATTTATACAACACATGCTCAATATCCACATAGCCACCTGCAGCCAAGCGTTCAGCAAAGAATACCAGGCTGTCTTCGTAGACCTGAATCACTTCCCCCATGCGTGCGATTGGCCAACTCCAGAGTCTGCCCATGTACTGCAATGGCACTGTGGTCACTTCAATTGGAAATTGACTTTTGTGTTTGGGGCCAATCACGATTCGATCTTGTATGGTACTGTCTTCATAGGTCATGGGATCAAATAGATCATTCAGCACATAACGTCCTGACATCTTGTGTACACGATCTATGCCCTGTAAAAGATTTTCATCTCGTAGTTTGTTCAAGATACGTCCAAAACACATGATCTCGGTTCCGTTCTTGACCACGTCCCAGTTGTCGTTGTCGTACAGGGCCTGTACATCAGGATCCTGACTGTAGTCCACCATGACATCGGC